TTCAATGGCGTTAAATCCTACGCCCAGAAGACATTTTTGAGGCAGCTGTTCAAAATCCCAACGGGCGACTTCGATCTTGACGGCGCCAAGCCAGAAAGTGGCGATGGCGATGCGTCAGAGCGCGCCAAGAAGGGCAAGAAGGACGCCAAGGAACCAAAGAAGTACACAGCCGACGAGAGCAAAGCTGCGCGCGGCAAGCTGATTGGCGCCATCGAGGCAATCCCAAAGCCCATGTCATCCGAAGACAAAGAGGCCTTTGCCGAGAAGTATAGCGCCGAACTGGCCGCTCTGCTTCCTGAGGACGCGAATGCTGTGCGCGCAGCCTTCAAAGCTGCCATGGCGGATAAGGGGCGCGCATGACGCGGCGTGTCATCACCGATGACGCTGTGGAGATGGCGTTTAAGTACCTCCACACCTCGTCTGAGGAGATCGCGATGGCGCGCGCCAATCGCATCCGCGCCGAGTACAAAGCCAAGCGCACCTTTGCGCGTCTGTTCCGAAAAGCAGACGGCGCCGTCGAGATGCGCAAGGCTATCGCAACAGATCATGACGACTATGCGGCTGCGATGGAAGACGTCGCAATCGCTGAGCAGACGTGGGAACTGATGAGTGACCAGCGCAACCGCGCGGAACTGATCCTGGAGGCGTGGCGCACTGCCGAGGCCTCTGAGCGCGTGATTGGCAAGATGGCGAGGTAGGTGAAAATGGCTAATCCAGTCATCGAGATCATAGAAGCAGAGCTAGAGCGATTTGGCGTGCCACAAGCGGCTGTCAACTATGGCTCTGGCGGGCGGCACCCCTACGTTTATGTGACAGGGCCGAACAAGGCTGGCTTCATACCCTACAGCGCGCGAGCCCATGGGCGCGGGCTATTGAACTTCCGGGCTGATATGCGGAAGTTCCTGGTGCGCTTAGGCTTTAGCCCCACAAACAAGAGCACGGGAGCGTCAACATCTGTTGGTGACGCCATCGTTGACAAGCTGGCGACCTCGCGCGCTCTGAAGAACGAAAACGAGTTTGGGGCCGCAGTCGTCGTCCCGAACGAGAAAGAGATCGAGAGGACTGTGGGCAAGGCGCCCAACCCTCTTGAGTGTGAATTGCCGAGAATTTCGGCAATTCCAAATGAAGCGCAGGCTACAACCCATAGGCACGACGGGCCGTTGCCCGTCAAAAAGGAGAGCAAGAAGACCATGGCAAATGGATCGAAGGCAGATGGCCGTCAGGCGCATCTCACCAACGTCGAAGTCGCCCAGGTGACGATGTTGATCGCCAACAACGCCAAGATCGACACCGCTAAGCGTATCTGCGACTACAACCCCTCCTGGAGCGACGAGCGCGTCATGCGCATTATTGCGGTTGGGGATCGCACGCATATCTCTGAGGAGGCCATCCGCAAGCTGCGTCTCCAGATTTTCGGGCGCACGCCCCAGGAACAGAAGAGTGTCGAGGAGGCGCGTAGTTTCACTGGCGGCGGCATGGGCGCAATGTGGGGCCGCATTTCCGATCTGGAGCGCCGCGTGCAGGCTCTGGAGGATGCCACGACGGCACCGGGCCAGCGCGATGCAAAGGACCATCAGAGCCACGCGCGCTCGTCGTAGGGACTGAATGGCATGTCAGAGCCCCGTTACGTTGTGGACCCAAACATGCTGGTGGGGGAGCAGACGTTTCTGCTTCCCTTCCCACCTTCTGTCAACCAGCTGTTTCGGAACGTGCCACGGGTCGGACGGGTTCGGACATCGCACTATAAAGCATGGGCGCAGGAGGCTGGGTTGAGGCTCAATCTTCAGCGCCCAAAATCTATGCCTGGATTTGTGAGGATGACCATCCGGGCTGTGCGGCCAGACAAGCGCCGCCGCGATCTGGCCAACTTGGAAAAGGCCATTTCTGATTTGCTTGTGGACCACAAAGTCATCGAGGATGACAGCCTGATCGAGAGTCTATCTATGGAATGGGTGTCCAGCGACATGGCTGGCGTCTCAGTCACGCTGACGTCGATCTTACCAAAAGAGGAGACGAGAACGTGACTGACGGAAGTGTCGTTGATAAGGTCAAAGAATACGTCAAGGGTAGGAATGCCGCCTTTGAGGCTGACGACGTAAATTGGTTTTCGGATAGGTTTCCCCCAGATGCGCCTATGTCCCTCATGGAGAATGCCTTTCACAGAGCGCGCTTGGTCTGTTGCGGCGTCAGCGACAAGAAGAGGCTAGAGAGCCAAAAGTGGCTCGCAGAGAGGGGCGCCCACTATTTCGACTTGGTGACGCCTATCAAAGTTGGAGACCCATTGATGGGCCCGGAAGATGCAAAATGAAGCGCAAGCCGCCGTCACTCTCAGAAAAGCTGGCCGCAGCCCTACTGCACCTGGACGCCCTGCGCTGCAAGGTGGACCCCGCGCTCGCGGCCTGCATCGAGCGGGAGCGCGCCAAGCAGATGACACCAAAGCAGATTGCGCAGCATTACCAGTGGGATCACTATCCAATCCCCCACGCTTGGGATGGCTCGACGCATCCCACCAATCTCAACCCAATTCCCGTGAAACATCATCGGGAGAAGACGGCAAAGAAGGACGTCCCTGTTATTGCCAAGGCCAAGAGGGCTGGCAAAAAGCATGCGCTGCACCAGAGCGCCATGCAGGCCAAAGCCACCCCAGAGCCGGAGACAACCCAAGTCAAACCGCGCTGGAAGGACAAATGGTCAAAAACAGCAAAACCCATGCCCGGCACAAAGGCCAGCGGCCTCAAAAAGTCCATGAGCGGAAAGGTCTCGCGGCGGTCATCCGGGCCTACGGAAGCATAATTCTTGAAACCGCCGTAATTCTTGCGTCTATAGGCCTCCTGATTGCAGCTGCATCCGGGGCCATTGGCCCCTAGCCCTTACGCAAGAGCTTGATGTACTTCTGCAATCCTCTGATTTTCCGCGCGTTCTTGTTGTGAGACGCTGCGGCCTCCGCCAGCTTCACGAGCGCATCGTCGCCTGGGCGAACAAGCGGAAACGGATCGGCTGGGCGCATCAGGTGGGCCGCTGGCGGGGCAAACTCCGTCACGGGGCCTCCGCACCCGGCCAGTGAGACAACGGCGCTGAGCGCCGCCAGGAGGGGCCAGAAGGGCATCATCAGCCTGCCCCTCCCAGGATGGTCTTAATCTTCTTCACGCTCTCAGCATCCAGCTTGCGGCATTTGTTGCCCGCTGGATCAGCGACAAAAACCTCGCGCGCCCGGCCAAGGGCCACAGCCACGCGTGCATCCTCCTCCGTGTCGAGGCGGGTCAGCTGCTCATTCAGCTGCGCGACTTTCAGGTTAAACGCCGCGACGCGTGCGGCTTGCGCTGCGCGTTCTGCGCGTCCACCCTCGATGTAGGCGTAGCCCACCGAAAGACCGAACAAAACAGCGATGCCCCCGTAGAGCCAGACCTTGAGCTTAGCTCCCATCAGGAAGCGCGGGAGCTTCAGGAATCCTACCAGCATTGAGACCCAGCCGAGCATCTGCAACTCTCCTTTCGATGATCTTCTTTGCCGCGAAGTACCCAGCCACGCCGCACACGAGGCCAAACACCCAAAGATTGCTCGTCGCCACCGCAAGGGCGGCTTTCATGGCCGTGATGAACGCAGTGACAGCATCAGCTGATTCTGTCGCGCGCTGCATCTGGTCAATCAATGTTGGATCAGATGGCGGCGTCGCAAAGGACACACCTTGGTCAACCACACCCGCCTCCTGGGCATTGCGCGCTGCGCCCGCAAGTGCCGAAGCCGTGCCGCCAAACAGCGACATGGATTTGATGGCATCGCCCATCGAGACTGTTTCAGAGCCTGCCGCTTTGAGTGTTTTGGCTGTGATGCCAGTTGCTGCGGGAATTGTCTTGCGCGCGTCACCCCAGACGTCCCAGGCCCTCTTGAACCAGTGGCGGCGGTGCTCCATGCCATTCGGCATCACGCCGGACTTGGCGGAGCCCGTGTTGATGATCTTGGACACGCTGTAGATATCATTGGCACAGGCATAAGCGTGGCACCCGGACTCTTTCCACTCCATGCAGGCAAACCGCAGCGTGGTCACGTAGTCGTCGAGAATGCCGGGGTGCGGAGCAATGCCGAGGCGCTTGCAATACTTTTCGACGGCATAGCGCCCCGTGGTCTGTATCCACCCGCCGCCGCGATAATCGTAGCCATCGAGCGATGGCCATGGCTCATTCCCCATGCGCCCGCCGTAAGCCCAGCCTGCAAGGCGCTGCGGCTTCTTAATGAGGTTGTCCTTCATCCAGGCGTCAGAGTATTTGCGTGACCGCGCTGGCCACACCTTGCGGATGCGGTCCACACTCAGGTACGTCATGTCCTCGCGCAGGATGGTCAGGCCATTGGTTTCGCCTCCAACCTGCGCCATGAAGTGGCACAGCGTCAGCGGACTATCGAGAATGCCCGCCTCCAAAAGGTGCACTTCGCCCACAACAAGCGCGTCCACATACTGTGATTTTGCCTTTGGCGCCCATCGCAGGATTTCCTCGCGCGTTGGCATTTTGACAGGCATTACGGCCTCCTGTGCTCTTGAATGCCAGCCCCTGTAAACGCACCGCCAGAAATGCCTGGGGCCGAGTACACGTTGAGGCGCGGATTGGTGAAAGCGCCGTGCCGCTGCAAGGCGTAGCGATCCAATTCATCGAGGATGGTCATGAACTGATCAGGGTTGTCCGTCATGGTCGAATACCGGCGCAGTAGCGCCGTGTTGCGATCCGCATTCAGGCGATTGGAAACAGCCTCGCTCAGATCGAGCGCCGCCTGACGCGGGTTGAACAAGTACCCAAGGCCGCGCACGGCGCCCGCGACGTTATTGTCCGTCTTCATTTCGTCGATAGCTTCGCGCAGTGGCGTTGTTTGTGAATTGAAGTGCTGGCGGTGTGTCGTCGTCGCAATGCGTGCCCGATTGATGAGGTCCATGAACGCCGGGGCCTCATCGCCAAACATGACATCGACAATGCGCCTCACGCCGTCTTGCGTGCCGCGCCCGCCCTTCAAGAACAGCTTTGAAACATCATGCGTGTCGCCAAGTTTGGAAAGCTCCGTGTGGAGCACGCGCGCGAACCCGGCTTGGTAGGCCTCCAGCTGCGTCTGGAGCAACTCGATATTGGCGGCAACTTCTGTGGATGGCATCCGGCGCTGCACGGCTTCCAACTCGCGCAGACGATTGCGAATGCCCTCGACGCGCGTGAGAATGCGCCGTGTGTGCCCATCTCCTGTCGAGAGTTTCATGCGCCCGGCTTCTGTCATGGCCGTCTCGGCAGAGCGCCCGCCGCGCGCGACATCGTTGGCGACACCCCAATTCGGATTGGCGCTGCGCACTTCATGGTCCATTTTAGACTTGAGGTCCATAAGAGCGCGGGTGGCCGATGTTGACGACTTGGAGCCATTCGCAGGATTGACTTTAAATGTCTCCTCAATCAGGTCGTTCAGCTGGCCGCGCGATTGAATGTAGGTGTCGAGTGTGTGGCGCTGATACGTGCCATCGGGAAGGGGATCACCGCGCATGATGCGTGACGCCTCCGTCATTGCATCGCGCGCTTTGCCGCCACGGAACGCATATGTGGCCTGCACCTCGTCAAAAACACGATCCAGGTTGAACGGCTGCTCATTGGAGCGTGCCGTGCCATACAGCTGGTTCTCTGCCTGACGGTTGCGCTGTCTCAACGCGCTCAAATACTCGTCAAACCCAGGATCACCAAGGGTCTCATTCACGCGGTTGCGCACAGTCGGCAGGATATCATCCTGGCGATTGAAAACAGTATTTGCGATCTGCTCGCGTCCGGCATTTGGAGAGGCCTGGGCTGCGCGTCGCGTCCATTGCAGATTTTGTCCAGAACCGCCCGCAAGGCGCGCCACCTCGTCGATGGCCAGCGGCACTTCATTCTGACGCTGGTATGTCGCGAGCGCGCGCCCCACATGAGCATCGGCTGTTGCGGGTGCCACGGCTGATACTTGAGCGTAAGCCTGACGGGCCGCAGCGCGGGCCTGGGCCTCTGTGCTTCCATTATTGATGGCTTGGCTATAGGCGCGCAGAATTGTCTCGCGGCCCTGGTCCGTGATGTTTGAGCGCCCCATGTTGGGAAGCACGGCCTGACGCAGCTGCCCCGTCGTCAAGCCATCGCGCTCGATGCCGCGCCTGAGCGCTGTCAGGGCCCCAAGCTCTGCGTTGCCGCCCGTGCGGGACATATCTGTCAGCTGCTCTGCGCCGCCAGCAAGGCGTGTTCCAAGCGCACTGATAGCCCGCCCACCCGCATACCCAAGTGGCGCCATCAGTGCCGCGTCTTCCAGTCGTCCAGATGCCGAACCCTCGCGACTTGACAGGCCGCCTGTGACAGCCGCCGTCTTGAGCCCAAGCGCGCCCGCCTCTTGCCCGACTGTGCCAATTTCGCGACCAACACCAAGAGCGCGCATCACACGCGCAGACCGTGAGAGCCCTTGCGTGGCCTGTCCAGTCCTCGTGGCGGCTTGCGCAATACGCCCAGCCCCAAGGCCAGGAATGAGCATCGTCGGGGCAGCGCCAACCGCCTCAGCAACAAAAGACAGAATGGGGTTTTTGCGCGCATAGGCGTCGTCGCGCTTCCACTGTGTTTTCTTTGCCGTTTCGTACTCAGACCCAGACACAGCGCCACTCTCGATGGCGGCCTGAATGCGAGGGCGCAGACCAAACGTCAATCCGTTCAGCACCATTTGCCCAAGGCGCGAGCCTTTGTCTTGCTGCACGCCCTCCAAGGCATCCAGATCGATGCTCCCGTCGCTGGCGAGCGTTGCGCCCTGCTCAAGCTCGTCAAGGTCGATATCAACGGGCATATGTTATGCCCCCGCGCGAAAAGACTGGCTTACGGTACGGAACAACTTTCGATCCATTACGCATGTACGTGGTCCCAGGGACGTACCCTGGAAGCTTAGATGCGATGTCGTCTGGAATTGGCTCGCCTTCTGGGACAGCGCGCGCCGCCTTGACGGCAGACATATCTGCTCCAGGCGCTTGCGGGGCTGCGGCTTCAGTGCTGACGCGCTCGCTCGCGCCGGGCGTTGAAAAACGCTGCGCTTCGCTCGCTCCATATGTGCGGTCGAACGCCTGGGCCGCGCTCAGGCGCATTGATGCAATGCGGTCCTTGATCTTCTGGAGGCTGTCTGCAAATTGCTCATCTGACATGGTGTGGTCGAGCGCTGCAATCTGGCTTTGAAGAATTGGCCATTCTTTCTCTGTGACGTTGCCAACAGCACCGCCTGTCTTGGACGCTTCGCGCATGGCTGTGAGCACCATAACGCCGATGTTGTTCTTGAGCTTCTGCATCTGCGCCCAGGCGTTCGAAGCGTCAGAGCCTGGACGATTTGGGAAATAGCTGTCGTAGAGACCGCCCACATTAGATGCAGCGCCAGATGTCAGCGTTGGAAGGCCGCTCTCTGCATTCTTTTCAAGAAGGCTGTCGATGGTCTCCTCGACGCCGCCCAGCGTATCGATGGTCGTGGTCAGAGCCTTTTCAGCATTCGGGCGATCAACCTGGAGCTTGACGCTTTCCGAGGCCTGCTGTTTCGCGAATTCTTTCGCGCCCTCAAGCCCAGGCGCCTCCTCAAGCTCAGCCTCCTTGAGGAGCGCTTTGGCTGCGTCTTCATTGTAGGGCATGATCAATTCCGCCATCTGCCGCTTTGGAGAGGGCGCAACGCCAGGAGGTGTCATCTCTGACAGAATGCCTCCTGGTCCTTGCTGAGGCTGTTGTGCCTGCGGCATAGGTCCAGCGCTCTGCTGTGGCTGCGTGACAGAAACGCCTGGAACAGGGGTCGAAACCGCGCCTCCAGGAGGCGAAGATGTCGGCCCGCCTGAGACTGGCGACGGAGACACGCGCCGGTCCAAGGCGTCCGCATCCTGTGTGAGGCCCATCGTGCGCAGATACTGCGCTGCCATTTTTGTCGCTTGCGCCACAGCCTCTGGGCCGCGCGCGCTGGCCGCCGCGATGCTTTTGGCCACCATTTCTTTGGCCGCCTGACGGCGCGCGCGCACACTCTTATGGTATTCGAGGGCAGAGTTTCCAATCCCGCTCAGGGTCTCGTCATTGATGCCGAGCGCTGTTTTTCGGCTCTCATCCTCCCAAGCCGTGGTGCGCGCCTGATGTTTCTTGAGGATGGTATTAGGCATCATATATTCAGCATACGAGCGGTTTCCCTGCGCGTAGGCAACCGGCACAGAGATTTCCTGGATGGCGCCAGCCAGCTGCTGATTCCATGTCAATGGCGCTGGCTTGGAGTAATTATCGAGCGCGCTGCGGCGCATTTCACCGATCTTGAGAGCCAATTCAGCCCCAGGCTTCTCATCGTCTGGGACAAGCGGCATTACTGCATTGGGGTCAAGACGCCCATTCGTTCCGCGATACTGCGAGATCGACGGCTCGATGTCTTTGCGTGCGTCTCCAACGGCATTTGGGACGAGGAAGTCATACCAATTGGCCATTTCCGTCGTCCTCCGTTACGCGAATGCGCCGCGCTTGTGGCGCGCGAGAATGGATTGAAGAGCTTGCGCTTGCTCTTGTTCGCTCTGGCTCAAAGCATCTGCATTGGCGCGCAGCGCGCTCTGTCTCAGGCGGGCCTTGGTTTGCTCGTCGTCTTTGCCCATGGCTGTCACCATGGAGCTAACCCCGCTCATGATGCCTTTGCCTGTGATGTCCTTTCCGCCCATGAAGTCTGGCGTCTTGAACAGCGGCTTGGCCGCTGCCGCCTGCACTTGAGCAAGCAGTCCAGGGGCTTCTGGAGGTTGAGCGGCAGGCATAGCGCCAGGACCGCTTTCGCGGCCAAATCCAGATTGCAGCACGGGTGGGACATTGCTGGGGGTTTGCTGCGAATCCTGCGCATAGGCGCCAGCTGGAGCACCAAAAAGTTTCAATTCTTCCTGTCTGCGCCGCACAAGGCCTGGGTTAACCTCTCCGCCTGCGCGGTTGTATTGGATGAACCGCCTCTTGGCGTCGTCCCAATTCCCAGACTTCACAGCGTTGCCAAGGCCAGCACCCTGCCACTTTGAGCCAGCATTGTACGTGAGTGACGTGAGGGCGTCCTGGGTGCCAGGAGGGGCATGTGGAGCAAACTGGATAACAGAATTGCGGGCGGCCCCAACCTCAGCCTGCAACCGCCGCTCTGCCTCAGCGCGGTCAATCACCTCGTTGGGACTTGTTGCGCGCGTTCCATATCCAATCGAATGCTGCTTGTAATCCGGGTAGGCCTTTGGGTTGTAGCCTTCGAACTTTTTGATGATATCAAGGAGGGCGTTGTCCATCACGTCCTCGCTTTCAGGCCGCGCGTGCGCTTTTCAAGTCCATGCACGGCAGTGACGAGATTGCCCATCACCTCTGCGATATCGACGGTTTTGACGCCTTTGATCGTGGGGCCAGACGGCTTGCCAAAGGCCCGCTCAAGGTCCTGTGCCATGAAGCCAGTGCGCCTGCCAGGGCGTGTAAGCTCAGGCAGGGCGTCGAGCACCTCCTGCTTGTACGTGTAGCTCTTCGGCGGAATGCGCGAGAATGCGCCCAAGACGTCTTCCGGGTCCACGTCTTCGACGTTTTCCTTGGCGCGCTCGTCTGACGCCGCCGCCGAGAGAATGCTGGCGCCCGCACCAAGAGCCGGGCCGAGCCACCCGCCACTGGTGCGCTCCGTGCCAACAGTCGTGGAGGTGCGATTGACCGGCTGCATTGCGTTGATCGCGGCCAGACGCTCATAAATGTCCATTGGGTATCCGCGCTTGTCGAGATACCCTTTGTTGTAGGCGTTGTCCTTCTGCGCTTGCTCCTGGGCCGTCATGACATTGCCGAACCCAAGCAGCTTGTCGCCCGCGTTCAGTTGCTGGTTCTGTTGCTGCTGGCCGAGATTGGCGAGGATTTGGCTGTAGGTCGCGCCCTGCGTGAAGTTCTGCCCCCTGGCCGCGTTGTTCAGCGTGGCGGCCTGGAGTCCTTGGCCATAGTCTGTGTTGTACTGATTGACCGCCTGGCCATAGCCCGTGTTCAGCTGCTCTCCAACGAACCTCTGTGCCGTGTCCGCTGCCGTGCGCTGGCTCTCAGCGTCGATCACACCATGACGCGCACCACCAAACGCTCCAGCGCGCGCCGCAGAGGTCTGATTCTGCAAACGCTGGGTGTTGAGGCTGCGCGAGATGTCGGACAGACCCTGGTTGATGACCAAGTTCTGGTAGGGATTCATGAACCGCTGGACGTTCGCCTGCGTGAAGTTCGGGCCATTGACGTTCTGCGCTTGGTTGCCATTGGCGGCGTTCGTAATCGCAGAATTCGCCCGGTTGATGTAGGGCTGGTAGCTCGACGTGGCGTTCTGATACTGGTTGCCAGCCTGCGTGTGGAAGTTATTCAGCTGGCCAGTCGTATCCTTGCCAACGCCTTGATATTGGCCGTAATTAAACGTCTCGTGCTTCTGGCTTGGGTCAAAATAGTTGCCCATAGCCGCGTTCGTGATCTTGGTGCCGCGATCACGGATTTCCTGCGGGATTTCAACCGTGCTCTTTTGTGTCGTGGTTGTTTTGCCGCCGCCCATCACTCAATCCTCTGTCCTCGCCGCAATAGGCGGCCTGTACTGGATGCGAGGAGAAAAGAGGAGGAAGAGGGCGCGAGGCGCCGTTAGTGCGCTATGCGGGGCGCGCGATAATGCTTGCCCCCCACATACATGAATCCCTGAGTCTTGACAAACCTGTCTTTGAGTGAGGCGTCGATGCCGCCCGATGCCATGTCGATCATGAGCGGGAGGCCGAGCCGGTCTGCCAAGGCCGAGGCTTCGCCCAGGAGGCGGCGCGCCGTCCCGCCGCGACGGTATATGGGATCGACATAAAAGTGCTCGTTGATCATGTAGTGACCAGCGGCATTGTTCGGCGCCGTCCATGGCCAGCGATGGATGGCGAGCGCGATTACCCCCACAACTCGCCTGCTCCCAGGTGCGCGTGCCACAAAGACATGGCCAAGGGCAATCTGATCGAGCATGGCCTGCATGCAGTAGGGCACGTCTGGCTCCGGGAATGGCATGTCTGCTGAGATCAGAGCATGAGCCTTGCGCATCGCCTCCAGGAGACCAACAATGTCCTCAGGCTCCGCCAGTCCAATGGCTGGCACGGCCTGTGTCTCGATCCGTGCTTTTTCCTGTTCCATGCCTCATCGCCCCCTGTTGCCGCCGAAGCGCCCAATAGGCGACGAAAATGCACTCTGAGCCTGGGAATTCAAGGCCCCAAAAGCCCCCGTAGAGAGCGGAGAACCGCCCTTTGCGGCCATCATTTGCTGGAGCACAGGGTTGCCACCCATGCCCCAGGGAACTGTCTGAATGGGCCCCTGACCCGCCGCGAACGCGCCTTGAGCGAAGGGGGCTCCCCCAGGAGTGACCAGCCCCTGAGGAAGCCCGCCCCAGGGAAGGGGCCCTGTACCCGGGCGAGTGCCCGGATTCTGAACGGCTGGCGAGAACGCTGGCGCCGTCGAGGCGTTGCGTCCTGGCTGAAGGGCGGGCTGCGCTGAATTTTTCACGCCATCGTAAATCACGCGTAAACCTCCTCCAGGGTGATGATCGTGGGAATGTCAATTGTCGTATCTGCGCCACGCCGCCCCAGGCGCGCCGTCGAGGTGCTGGTTTTCCAGTAAAGAGTATACGTCGTGGCCCCCGTCGTCGCGGGTGCGTCCACAAACGTGAATGTCACGGGCGTAATGGTGTTGGTGTCCGGGATGTAAACCTCGCGGAACCCATTTACCCCAGCGGGTGTGAGATCAGTTGCGCCACGATAAAGCGTGAGACTCGCAATCAGCGCTGCCGCAGCGCCCACAGGAGCATCGACCGTGATCTTGACGCTGGCCGCTGCTGTCGATGGGTAAATGGTCGCTGACACCCCGCTCGACACGTAACTCGTGCTTGCTGTGAACTGGTTTGTCGTATTGACAGTTTGGATGCATGGCATGCGCTTGGCGGCGGTTGAAATGCCGCCGATAGCCGCGATGACGTTCCCATCGAAAATCAAACCGCCGCCGTAAACGATCTCATTCGCGGCGTTGTTATTATAGACGCCATATTGCTGATTAGCGGGGAGATAAAGCGCATCGTCAATGAATGAGCACCCAGCAAAGGCCAAAAACTTGCAGTTGGCGTTGAAGAGCCCAGACCGCAGCCACGCCGAGACTCCACTGTCGATGCCATTGCGGCTTGCATGGCAGCCCACCATGGTCACATAATCACCTGTGTCCAGGTAGTACCCAGCCCGCTCATTGTCGTAAGATTCACAGCCCGTAAACGTCACCCAATTTTGCGCGCAGTAGAAGCCATTCAAGGCGTTGTTCCAGGCGCGGCACTGGCCAAGCGACGTGCCCCCTGACGACAAAGAAAATCCATGCGCGCCATTGAACCCACCCACGAGCTGTGTGAAGTCCTGGTCGCCGCCTGACAGATTGAAGCCAGAGCCAAAATTGCCGAGCGATTGGACGCCGAACCAAATTTGATTGTTCGACGAAATGACGCCCCAGCCGTAATCATACGAACCCTCATGAACGCCGTTGCCAGCGCAGCGGACGACAAGAATATCCGTCAGCGAAACGTTGCTGCACCCTTGAATATGAATGCCATGGCCGCCAAGCGTTCCGGGGCCATTGAGGTCTGTGGCAGAGGTCGCAAAGTTTGCGGATTTATTTCCCCAAACGACGAGGTTGCGGAACCCACCCTGGTGGCGCGTCCAGTCTGGGTGGTTAATGACCTCCGAGCCATAGGCTTGGCAGCGCGTAATAAATGACGTGGTATTCGAGCCAGCGAGCAGCTTATACACCGTGCCACGAGCGCGAAATTCCGTGCTGGAATAGAGCGCATTATAGCCATTTCCCTCGCCAACCATCGTCACGGTTTGGTAGACAATAATTGCGCCTGAATGCCCCCAGATGCCTTTACCCGCGTAGACTTCGCCACCGCCGCCGTACCAAGTGAGATTGATCGCAGTCTGGATGGCGGTTTTGTTGTCTGTTGTGCCATCCGCGACGGCGCCAAACCATTTGATGTCCATCGCACCGCTGTATTGGCGCACCCAGGCGCCAGAGGCCCCCGATGTGTCCGATGATGGCGCGACGTAAACACCCTGTTGGGTATCTCGTGTGACAAACTGAGAGACGTTGGTGCTCGTCCAGATAAAAAGCCCTTCACGCCCGCTTTCTGAGAGGAACACCGCCGCGAAAGACGTTGAGGGTATGGTCGCTAGAGCTGCGCGCGTCGCAGCTGAGCCAATGGCGCTGGCGCCATTGTCGGCGGCCAATACCCAGCGCAGCTGCGTGCTATCATAGACAAAAATGGCAGTTTGCCCGCCAGAGCCACGCATCACAATGTTGGCGCCGGTCTGGGTGGAAATTCTGTTTTCTGTTGATGACGACGCGCTATCGTTGGCGAGCGTCATCGTCTGGCCTGTGGTGTTCCGCAGGATGAGCACACGGCCTTTTTCGGGGTTCGCAATGCCTGTGATTGTAAACGCTGCCGATGGGCCAGAAATGCGCACATAAGTCGCGTAACCAACAGAGATGTTGTTGTTGGTGCCATTGACCAGCGTGATGGCTTGCGCGCCAGCAGCAAGCGTTCCTTGTGTCGTCAGGAGCGATGATACGCGCCGCTCGATGTCAGCGACCGACGTCTCAATGGCGCGCCGCAGCTTCTGCTCATTGGTCCTGTCATACGTGTCTTGCGGCGTAGGAAGGCGCATTATTCCTTCTTCCCGTGTCCAGTGACGCGATAGCGCCAACGGCCCATGCGAAAATCATCAGAGCCCGCGAAGAGCAACCGCAGCATACGCCCCCGGGCCCTCACAGAAATATCCGTCGTTGCTTCGTTGACGGTGTACGGCCCCTTTTGCGTTGCAGCGCGTGCTGGCCACCCCCGCGCCTCAATGGTGACTGTGTGGTCGCCCTCGATGCGCTCATAATCTGGGATCAGCTTGCGGGCATGCAGAAACGTTGTCCCGTCATCGATCTCGATGTCGCCTGTTGACAGCGAATAATTGTATGGCGTGCCGTCGTCTGTCGTGCCGTACTCCTCAACGAGGATTGACCCATCAGCCTTGGCCGCTGTCGGGTACGAAAACACGACGTTGGAATCCACCCAGCATGTACGCGCCTTGGTGCCGACATGCCATGTGCGCTCGACCGTGTTGAAGCACACGTAACTGTCGATTTCCGTCTCGTCAGTTGACACGTAAAACCACCACACCTCATTGTATGCCCTGAGTGAGCCGCAAACGACTTTGAATGCCTGCACCGCGTTCAAACGACCAAACACGTAAGCGTGGACATCGCACGGGAGCGGGTTAACGTTGCCATCGAAAAAATAGAACCCATCACGGCCCATCCAGTACGACACACCATCTTGCTCTGTCCCCGCATGAGGCCCCAGCAGCACAGAGCCGGTAGCGATTTTTTCCAGGGAAAAAACAAACGGGAGACCAATGTAGCGGAATTGGTAGACCGCCGTGTCCGTGGAAATCAAATGCGAGTCCTTGGCTGGGATGTGCCCGATAATGACGGAGCCGTCTTCACAGCGCAAAGAGCCAGCCGTGTTAGCGGCTGAAGCTGTCCATGTGGTATAGTCTTCTTCGTTGCACCAGCGGATATTGAGATCATCCGCAGAGGTGCCGTCATGCGCGCCATAAGCAACAAGCGTGCGATTGACGTCCGACATGAAGACGCCGAGGGCAGTCAAGGGCGCGCCGCTGATTGTGGTGAGGTTGACGGCGGATGATGCGATGTGCGCGCTTGTGTCGAGCACTGAGATTTTACGCCCCCTTGGGCAAGCAATCAGGTCTTCGCCCCACGTCACAAACGTCCACGTCATGGCGTGCGATACTGTCGAATAAAGTGTTTCGACGCCGCCCCAGACAGACGACCCCCACGCACCTGCGCCGTAGCCAGAGATGGTGCCGGATGTCACGGGGTTTGGTTCAGCCGCCGCTGCTGTAACTGTCGCTGTGGCGCCAGATGTGCCGCCAGTGATAGTTCCTTTCCACAGCACGGTGCTCGATGTGATGGTCCCGGTTGCCCCAGACACGGACCCTGTAAGCGTCCCTGTCATACTGTTCGCGACAGTGGAGATTGTGCCGGTGGCGCCAGACGTCGCCCCCGTCAACGTGCCAGTGAACACGCCTGCGATTTGTCTAACAAAAATTGTGCCTGAGCCGCTGGCCACCACATAACCAGAGCCACCACCTGAGGCGTTGACAGTTTCGCCAGATGTGTATGTCCCAGAGCCGCCCGTCAGCGTCACTGTCGCAGCCGCATCGTCATAGACATGGACAGGGCTTGATGCTGTTGCGATGCGCACGCGCGCCGTGGCGCCTCCTGTAGCCGTGACGGTTTCACCGACAGTAAATGACCCAGACATGCCAGAAAGCGCAATGGACAGCGTGCCGTTGTCATTGGCAATAAAAACAGGGCTTGCTGATATGCCAAACGCAATAACGGCGCTCCCGCCGCTGGATGTTGTGACCGCCTCTGAAGCCTGATAGGGTCCGCCCGTGATGGCGCCAGTTGTCAGGGTGAGCGTATAATACGCGTCAGAGCTGATGTCTGTCAGAGCGCCGCCGCGCAGTAATTGAACGCCACGCGCATGGCCAAAGGCCATAAGAAGGCTGCCGTCAAGAGACCGCCACGCAATAGCAGCGCGTGGCGGGCGCAGACAGCGATCATCAGCGACAGATTCGCTGCCGCCGATGCGCTCAGGAAATCCTTTCCAAAACCTGACATTCTCGCCATCTACAAAGCGCCCCTGGGCGGCGTAGCCTGAAGACTCCTTGAAAATTCCAGGAAGAATGTCGAGCGGGCGGGCGTCGTACATCAATTAGCCTTTGCGGGTTCGGTTATGTAGCCAATCATGTCCAGCTGTGCGTTGTCGTCTGCTTGGCAAGAGAGGGCCTGCGAGGGCGGTGCATGGTGCGCAAGCGCCACCCCTGCTGCGCGGTGGTCATCAATCAAGCCCAAAGCCTCGCGATGCTGGCGCTCTTGACGCATCATGGTGTCCATGAGCAGACTGTTCGTCATGTCGCCACGCTTTTCCGTAGCCGCCTGCACACCAAGAAGCCGCGCCTCGATAGAGAGATTCACAGAGAGCGCTAGATCATCGACGCATCCCCAGCGCTTGTCCTCCGTGCCGGTCTGCACATTCTTAACGACAAGATCGACCCATCGGTCTTGGCAAGTTCCTGACATAACCAGCTCACGGCACGACTGCGCGAACCCCGTGCGCGGGCATTTGCGCTTTTCGTCTGGTACGCTTTTCAGCATGTGCGCTCCCCTGCTCTTGATGTTCTAGTAGGCACTTTTTGAGAAAATCGACACATTGACGTAGGCGACAGCAAAATCCATGGCCGTGCCAGAGCCGCCTGACGTCACAGAGCCCGTGATTGTGTGCGACAGCGCCGAGCTGTTGTTGTTTGATGTTACACTGACATCAGTCCCGAGGCTGCTTGACGACAGCAAAATAAACGGGTGGGTGCCGCCGCTGGGCGATGCGGAGTTATAAAACTTGAAATCTGTCGTGTGTGTGTGATTGCCGTGCGTGGAAATGGCCAACGTTTCCGGGAGTGTGTAATTTGGCAGATTTGCTTGGGAAATCGTCCGGCTCTGAAACACGCTCGTAAACGCCGTTCCCGACGTGAACGCACCACCACCACTTGAGACAATGCGCACAGCGCAGTTGGTGTTGGACGTGTTGACCGTCCACCCAAGAACCGAAGACTCATACATCAGCACATCGGTGCCCGCTGGCACAAGCGGCGACCACTTCATGTTGGCCGAAACGCCTGCGTCAGCGATGAGAGCGTAGCCAGTTGTGCCAACACCCAGCGACGAAAAATCTGTCAGGCGGGCGGCCACTGGCTGATAGGACGACGTGAGCGTAGAGTTGATGGTGTTGATGTCGCCTTGAAGCTCAGATAGGGCGGCCTGCGCATTGGTCGAGGAAAGATTCCCAGATGGTGTCACAGAGACAGCCGACGCTGCGGCGCCAGATGCCGTGGCTGGCGCGCCAGTTGTAAAGTCAGCCATGGGCGTTAAAAACCGCATGACATCTGAGCCGTTGCAGTACACTTCGCACGCTGTCGATTGGTTGATAGCAATGGCTGTACCGCTCGATGTCTTGACGCTGACAGTGAACGAGCCTGAGGTGCGGTTAAAAACCTTGTAGACCTTGGACACGTTGGGGACGACCACGGTAGCGTCAGAAACAAGCACCCCAGAGACGTCAATGACGGCTTTTTTGGCTTGGTCGTTGGTGTAATCGACGTTCGTAAGCGTCGTCGTTCCGCCTGTTGTGGAGACGCTTGTGGTGCCCGTAATTGCCGATTCAAGGATGCCAAGATTTGTGTTGAGCTTTGCGCCCCATGTAGACGAATTCTCGCCTGTGGCCATCAGCTCCTGGCGGAGCGCGATTGACGTGCTTGAGGCCATATCCTGGCTCCTTATGCTGCGGTCACGAAACGCAAGAACGCGTCGAGCGTGAGTGGGAATTTGATGGAAAACGCGCCGCTCACTGCGCGATCTGCGCCAAGATCAATCACGGCGATGGTCTTGTTACTTTTGGATGAATTATAAATCAGCGCGTAACGCACCGTCTTGCTGGCCCCGAACGTCCAAGAAACGTCCTCAAAACGCACGCAAGATTGGCCCCCAACGATCTGCGGGTAGCCAGCGGAAACGGCGAGGGCTTCCCCGGCTGATGTATAGCCATTTCCTGCTACAGCTTCTCCCGCCGTGCTATAGGCTGCGGTTGACGACGTAAGGTTAGCCGCAGCGCTGTGGAGCGAGACCTTAATGACGTCCGTGGAGAAGTCGTGCGTCGCCGTCGCGCACTCCAAAAGGAAACTCTGTGTATAGAAGCAGCCCATGCATCACCTCGTTTGCTGTGGGGTGGGCGTTGGCGCCATGGGCTCATAAGCTTCTTGAGCGTTTGAGCGCCAGAGCGCCCGCAACGGGCCGATGGACTTCGCGTAATTGGCCTCAAACTCTTGAACGCGTTCTGGCGCGATCAGGAATGCCTCACTCTCGATCAAGGCGGCCCAGAGCAAGGCATCGGCAGCGTTGCCAGTCAGCCAGTTGGTCTGCGAGCTTGTAGACAGCGGCGTTGGGCGCAGCAAGTATGTGATGGATAGCGTGTATGACGCATCTGAGACGGGCGCGAGGAAGAGTGTCGTCTCGTCTTCTGCGTAATAGAGCGGCACGCCGTTGGCGCCGAGAGCCGCGTCCTGGATGAACGCACGAGACCGCAGCTCAAGCCCGCCATAGGCGCCAGAGCAAAAAATGCTTAGCACTGACCCGTCTGAAAAGCCTTTTGATACGGACTGCGTGCCAAGCGACACGCCAACATCCAAGACGCGGTTAAACGTGCTCAAATCGAGGTCGCGGATGATCCGCTCCTCGGCGCGGTTGATGCACCCCTGAGCTTCGCTCATAAACTCGCTGGTGTTGTCCTCGACATAAGATTGAATGGATGCCAGGAGGCCGTTATATGTTGTGCTCCATTGCGCCATCAAACCACCTCCTCTGCACCATTGCTGTCGATCAAGACGCGGGGCGTCGTGAGTGACACAACAGCAAGGCTTGGCCGCCGGAACGTGACGGCATCGGCAGTGAAGCCAACGGTGTAAACAAAGCCCCTGACGTCGCTGTCGAGATCAGACGGCCCGACAATCTGGGCTCTATCGGCTGGGATTGCGCGCGGTGTGGACAGTGGGTGTGGCTTATCAGCTTCGCGTTTGTGGACGCGAAGATTTGGCTTTTCGCCATCATTGATGATGTTTACTGCGCGCTCAAGGCGTCCCGTGCGATCATCGAGGCGCTTGAAATACCGGCGCTTGCTCATGGGCGCCTCCGCCGCATAGAAGAGCCAAACCCGCGCACGCCAATAACAACTTCGGAGCGGCCTTTGGCGTTCCGCAAGCTGGCGCGGCGCGATTCATTGGCGGCGCCAAGCAATTGCGGAACGCGCGCTTGGTTATACTTTTCCGCGAGCCGCAACGCGAGGCCTGAGGCAACCGCGTCCATCCAAAGACGGTTAATGTCCATGGTGTCGGCAAGTGAGCGCACAATCTGCGTGTGGCGCATACATTCGTAGGTGAAATCGCAAGCAGCATCCGGCACGGGCCACAGGTAAACACGGGGCGCGTTTTGTGTGCTGTTATCGACGTGGTACTGCGCAGGCTGACCCGCCTCAGCCTTGTTCGGAATCTCCAGGTACGCCTGACCACTAATACGCGTCATGGGCGCGTCCGTCGCGCCGCCATTGTATTCGATCACCATATCCAGGATATCGATCACGCCCGATGTCGGGTCGAAATATGCGTTCCCAGCTGTTACGGATGTGGTCAGGCGATCAACGCGATAAGCTGCATCGCCATCGCGCGTCGCCCAATCAGAAAACATCAAATTGAGCGACATCTTGGCCGAGCGAATATGGCGTGCGCTCAACGTGGACGGGTCCATGCCTGCGCGCTCTGCCGCTTCGTCGAGGATGGCGGCGAATGTAGGATCAAAGATATAGCTGCCAGAGGTTGTCATTGGCGCCTCTGCTGCTGTTGTGTGGCGTCAATGCGCGCGAGCCACCCAATCTTCTCGCTGATCTTCTCTTCAATCGTTGTCAGGCGGCGCTCTGTGAGTTTGTTGGTTTCATCCTGGCGCGCCACGGTTCCTGAGAACTGCCCCGTCGTGACCCAGATGATGGCTGCAACGGCTGCGCCGACAAGAACCGCCGCGTCCTTGACGATGGCGAGCACGTTCGACACCTCAAAGGATGGCCGCGCGTTGATCTTTTCAATCTTGGATGAGATGTCCGAGAACCCATGTGTGACGTCCGTCTGGAGGCCTTTCAGGCCAGCCTCGACGCCCGTGATGCGGCCAGACAAGTTTGAAATCTCGGCGTCGTGGTGCGCCAAGGTCCGAACCCAATCCTCTCCTCGTGTCGCGCTGTTGGTCATGACGTGCGCTCGCAATCTCTGGCTCATTCTCAAATACCCCCGCAAGAAGGCCCAAGCTTACGGGTAGGAATACCTCGCGCCCGTGATCGTGATCCGTACCGTTCCAGACGTGTATGCTGTGACTTCGCCGTAAAGCTCGACGGGCACGCCAAAATCAAGAACACGCTCACCGGCTGCGGTAAGAGAGAGATCGGCACCGCTCTCCTGGACCGTGTGAACGGTGCCGCCGCCGTCCGTCCATTTGAACTTCACCGTCCCGGAAAAGGCGGATGGAACGTCAACGGCCACGAGCGCGCGCGAGCACTTTACCTTGCCGCCAACCGTTGCCGACGAAAGACTGTCTTCGCGAAATGTTGCCGACATCAACGTTTCTCCGGTTTAGGCCAACACGTTGGCGCTGGTTTTAATTAGGGCGCGAGCCGGGGCGTAAGCTGTAACTCCAATCATGCTGTCACCGCCTGTAGTTCTGCATTTGACATGCGTCGCGGGAGAACCATCACCTGCTTCAAATAGCTGTTGAGGTAGTTGGACCCACCGCCGTACTTGCCGAGATAAAGCGTTGTTGGCGTCTGCGTCACGGTGACAGTTGCGTCCGTCTGGACTGTGCCGCCATCGACGCTGGACGCCTGATCATTAGCCGCTATCGCCGTGGCAATCTTCGTCGGATTGCGAGTAGACGTGCCAAGAATGGAAAGGCCTGTGCCCCCTGCTGAGTAGGCTCGCTGGCTCGGATATATACCACCGAACAACTCTATGTAGCGCTGCGCGGCACCTGCTGAAATAGCGACATAGCGCGGGTCTGGAGCGGCGCTGTTGTCGTGAGCGTAGGCAAAAATGGTGCTTGTCGCCGCCGTGAACGGAAACGCCGTCAACGCTAGGCTGATGTCATCCGCCGCTCTTGTCACGCTGCTGCCAGCAGTGACAATGGGAGATGTGGCAAAGGAACCGGCCTCAACCTGCACAAAGTCCATCGTCCCGGACACTGTACATGTCAGCGTTCCAGCCGTTGGCGTGAACGTCAGCGTCACACGATTGTTGGCGCCCGTCCCGACCAGCGGCCCGGCTGTAGAAGCCCCTGACAGCGTGATCGTGCCCGTTCCAATGAATGACATCGTGTAGGGCGTCGCTGAAACGGTGATATTTTGAGTTGCTGGAGACCGGCTGTTGAGAAAGAGATTGGTCCGTGCTTCTTCGATCCTGACACCAAGAGGATTGCCGCTTGCGTCGTACTCCGTCCGCAGCGTGGTCCCGCTCTCGTAGACACCGCTCTTGTTGAGTATCCATTTCGTGGAGGGCGAGGAGTACGTGAGCTTGGTGTTGGGATTTCCTGAGAACGCATTCGCAGGCGTGCCCGTATCCCGGATGGCCATCGACATATCAGTGAAGTCGATGGCAAGGCCGTTTGCTTCAGCACCAAGGAGAGCAGAGGCCAGACCGCCGCCATCAAACAGCCGCGCTGTCACGGAGCGCGAAATGCCCCGTGACACAGGTCTTGCTGTTGCGAATGAAACGGCCATCTGCGTTCACCTCATGCCTAGACCGCTCAGCGCTCCTGGGCGATATAGATGTAGTCAACGCTCATGGTGTGAGCGGCAGCCGAGCCGTTTGTGAGCGAGATGGTGATGGCCAACTCTTCATCCTGGCACAGGTTTGTCAGCGTCGTGTGCGTCGCCTTTTTGACGCCATCCACCCACACCTCAACCTCGTCCTTGCCATTGTAGTAGAACGCAGTCTCGACATAGGTGTCAGCTACGATGGTGGCGATGGTGCCAGTTGCGGTCTCTGTCGAGTCCTTCTCCAGGACGTGGATCAGCGCCGTTGCATCGTCGGCCTTCTTGAAGTAGATGCCATCCGAAACACCGCCGACAATATCTGTGTCCGTGATGACGAGGCCGATATAGACGTCTGTCTCAGTTGCGTTGGAGACTTTCCAGCGCGCCTTCATCCAGAGCTTCTTGCCCGCCACAGATTTGAATGTTTCCTGCGTGCATTGCAGCTGGTTGACGTCGTTGTCGGCGGCGGAGTTTGTCAGCAGCAGGATGCCGCCGTTGCCAGCCGTAACGGCCTGGGTGGCGCCAGCCTGCGTCTCAGTGACGGTCCACTCACCAGCCGTGTAAACATGAAAGTCGTTGTAATACTCGATCAGGCGCGTGCAATCTGGCACGGGAAGCTGAGAGAGAACATCATTCGCGTCAACCGTCGTGACGCCATTTGGATAGCGGACTGGAGCGGGCATTTTTGTTCCTTTCGAAGCGTTGGATGTAACCAACGATCACGGGACATGCCGAGGCCCCGTGATCGCTTCGTATGGCCGTCTGCGCGCGTTTAAGCGCCAGACGAGCCGTAAGCGCCGCGCCAATCAGTCCACCCGAACGAATACCGCTCAGAGGCCTTGTAGCGCATGTTGCCAGTTTCAAAGTCACCCTCGACGCCGCGCTTCAGCTTGCGGCGAACGAAGTGCTTGAGCCCGTCTGCGGCGTTGGTCTTGATGAACCATGCGTCCGGGTCAGAGAGGTAAACCGACGTCGAGACACCGCCCGGCAGCATGCCCAGGTCCTTGAGCGCGTTCGGGTCGTTGTTCGCGGTGCCCGACTGGCCATTGGACTTGAGAATGCGGTGAGCGATGAACTGCAACTGACGGGGAACCATCAGGCTCTGAGCGCGGACCATGATGGGGAGGCCGCGATCATCGACAAAGCCCTCAATGGCAATCATCGCGTCTTCAAGAGCTTCTTCGGACAAGTCAGCGTCCGTCGAGGGCTTGTTGGAGAGCGTGCCGCCACCTGCGAGGGGGTGCGTCGTCGAGAACAGGGGCTTCGCATCGCCGCCTGCGTAGTTGGTGTCAAAGCCGTTGTTGAGCACCGAAGAGCCGCGCACTTCCTTGGTGTAGCGCATGGAGCGTGCGAGGGCGCGTGAGTATTTCTGGCCGATATCGCCGTAGCGGCCATCTTCAACGGCTTCTTCCGTGATCTTGAAGGCGAGCGCCACAGTGATGTGGTTGTAGCGCGCCACCCAGGCTTCCGAACCGCTGTCGTAAGAGACAGCCGAGCCTTCTGCCTTCTCGATGGCGCCGCCGAGGCCCACCATCAAGACGTCTTCCTCGAATGCCTTGTCCGACGTTTGCACGTCGAAAATCTTGTCGTAGACAGTCGGGAAGCTGTCGTATTCCATGCCGAATACGGTATTGAGGCCATCCTGAAGCTGTTTCGGGAACTGGCTGCGAGTCATTGTGGACATAGCTGTTTATCTCCTTCAGCCAGACATTAAACTTCAGCCAAAACGGCCTGCGGCGTGCCGCGTTGATGCAGGATCGGGCGCAAGCGCACGATGGCGTATGTTCCGGTCGTCGAGACGTCCTGGTTGCCAGCGGCGTTCACCACGGGCTTGCCAAGAATGATATCGATGATCTGGAACTGCGTTTCAGAGCCGCCGTGCACAACGCTCATCGTCGAGCCGCCATTGGCATCCACAGCCGAGGCGACAAGATTGGCAAACTGGCCAATCGAGGCGCGGGTCGTCGAGGTGTCCGAAATGGCTTCGTACTCGGCGCCCGGATCATCATCCACGAGGGCATAGATCGTGGTGCCAGACTTTTCAGCCGTCGAGGCAATCCAGTTGCGGCGAAACACCGTCGAGCCGTCAGAGGCCGTGTAGCGCACGCCCCTGAAGATGCCCACGAACTGATCGCCAGCTGTCGCCAGCGCAATCGTGCCATCTGTCAGTTGCTTGACGATATCGCCATCGCCAATGGACGTGCCATAGGCTGTTGCGAGCGTGTATTCATTGAGGCGCCCAGGCGTTCCACCATTCCCAGAGCGGGCATTGCGGAAGCCGTTTGCCAGATCAGCATTGGCCATTGCTCATATCTCCTATTAGTTGGCCAGAGTGTTCGGGCGGCGTCCGGTCGCGACACGCACCTCGTCTTCCCTCACGATGGGGGGCGCACCAGAACGCACACCATCGCGTGAGATTCTATCCGTCTCCATCGAGACAGATTGCTCCTGGCGCCGCGAGGCTTCATCAATAGCCCTGCGCTTGGACGCCAGTTTTTGTTCTGGGATTTCCATCAGGATCAGGCCGCCAACACGAATGACGTCCTGGCCCATGTGTGAGTTTTGGCCGAAGAAAGCCTCATGATCCGGCACGGTTTCCGGCTTGCGTGGCACCCAGCCCTCGCGCACCTTGCCCTGCCAATTCAGGTTGTCTTTCTCGGACCTGAATTCAGAGCGCACCCACCGCTGACGGTATCCAGGGCGAGGCTCAGGCGCGTCCAGGTTCATGGGGCGGCGCCATGTGTAGTCCTGCGTCGTCGCGCGCGGCGTATTGCGGATATCTGCCTCGCTTTCACGCGTATCATGCATCGAGAGACGCATATGGCCTTCTCTCAGCCTGTCGGCGGTGTCGAGGTCACGTGCATCCCTGGTGATGGTAGGGCCGGAAACTGTATTGGTGGCGGCAGAGGCCTGGGCCACTTGGTCTGTAATGCGCGGCATGTGTTAAGCCCTCCCGGCTTCAGAGCGCAAACGCTCAAGCTTCTGCTTGGCGTAGTATTTGACGTGCTTATCGTTGGTGGGATCAATGCCAAGCGAGCGCATCATGGCCCTGTCAGAGCGATCAAGATCGACACGTTTCGCTCCAGGGCCACGTGTCTGTGCGGGCGCCGTCGAGCGCGCGCCAGCCACGGGGGCTGGGCCAGCGGGGCGCCGCTGCTGTGCGGCCTGTGGCGACGCTTGGCGCGTGGGAGCCGCCGTCAACTGGCGGCCAGAAAGGTCCTTGATGGGGAGTGACGGGAACGTCTTTGCCATGCGCCGCGAAAGCTCGACGAAAAAGTCGTCGTTGTTGGCGTCAAGGCCTTCATTCACAAGCTGGTTATTGATCGCCATCAGAGCCGCTGTCTCAGCAGCGCGCGATGGGTCGAGCATCCAGGAGTTTTGCGCCTGCCAGCGGCCAGCCTTGTCGTTCAGCGGGCGAACATTGTCCTTGGATGGGGAGGCAGCGCGCGACTGAGCGCGGCGCCGTGCGGCGGCTTCCTCGAAGGCCCGGTCGATGTCGCTCTCAGACGGGAGGCGTTCGATCTGTCCTTTGATGCTCTCGCGCAGTGAGCGAAGCTCTGCAATCTGCGCATCGATATCGATGGCCGAAGACTCATCGCCCTCCTGACGCGCATACTTCAAGGCCTCTGTTGCGGTGCGGATGCGGACATCCACGCCGTCGAGGGAAAGCTTGAATGCATCGTGCTGGATGGAGAGCTTCTGCTTCTCAGAGGCCTTCAGCGCCTCTTCATAGCGCTCCGCCTCGGCCTGCGAGCGGCGCACCTCGTCCATCTTGAGGCGGCGTTCCCGCATGATGCGGTCGCGAATTTTGGGGTTTTCAATATCAGCGAGATCGGGATCGCCCGTATACTCGGATGGCTCAGCGTCGTCTTCGTTCTGGCCGCGCCGTGCTTCCTGCTGTGCGGCTGGCTGGGGCTCGTCAACAAACGAGACTTCGATATCGTCGTCTGACGGAAGCGGGAGAAGATCGTCATCCCCGCCTGTGTCTTGGGAGCCAAGGCCCCCGTCGCGATTGATGTTCATGGTGCGATTCATCCATGCGCCGTGCGAGCGGGATTGCTCGCGCGTGGTTTTGCAACAGAATGAATCGGAAAACGGAGGAGGAGGAGAGCGTCGCCGTCGCTCGTTTGGCGAAGCCAGCGCTTATTTGCGCGCGGGCGGCTTCACCAAGATCAGATGCGTCACCTGCGGGCGATGTCCTGTGTGATCGGGAGGAACCCAGCGAAACCGCACCGCGATTCCAGGACGTGCATCTCGCTCGCGTATGGCACACTCCTGTAGGACTGTCCAGGGGAGAAATACATCAGGGCCCGGCTCATCAGGAATGATGAAGCCAAAGCGGCGCACGGGATCGAACCATTTCACGGTGCCCGTGTCCCACACGATGCGCGTGTCCACAACGCTGCGAATGAGCGTATTTACAGGGTTTTTTGTGTCCTGGCTCATTTGTGCGTAAACCTCCCTTTGGCGCGCAGATCGCGCGTTGCGCGCACTGATTTGCGAGCGCGATAAATCACACGCGCGTCCGTCACAGAGCGTGGGTCATAGCGCCAGCTGCCGTCTTTGCGCTCTTTGCCGTCCTGAAGAACGACTCGAAATTGCAATTCATGCACCGATCCGCAATCGCAGCATGCGATGCGATGACCGCGCCGCACGGGCGCGATCCAGCGCGACCAGTCCGAGAAGTTCTCGACCATCTCCTTGCGAAAGCGTGGCTTAACGCGCGTCTGTGTCCTGGCCTGCGTCATGTGAACCTCACGCGGCTCAGCTGGCGCCGGTCGAACTTGGCGAGCAGACCATCGTCCGAGAGCAGCATATAAAGCTCGTCGTCAACGAACAGGCGCATGGGGGCGCGGGCCTGGAACCAGTACACGTCGCCAGGGGCTGGGCCCATGTCGGGCGTCAAGCCGACGTCCAGGAACTTGGAGCCCTTGAAGACGGATGGCCCGACTTTGACGACGAGGCCCATACCATGAGACCATTGCTGGTCAGATTGCACAGTTTCTGGGATCAGGATGCCCTTGGCCGTGACTTTCTTGATATTTACCTGCTTAATCAGGACGTTAAAGCGCTCTGGCTCAGGCAGCGCCTCAAGGGGGACGTGCTCCCCCATCCAGAGGTCGTCCAGGATGTTCATGTCCTGGATTTTGCCGCCCTCGGCTTTTGCCGGAATAATCAAGCCGCTCATGCGAACCCCCGAACGGTCTGGGGGCGGCGCAGGTCTGGGCGCGGGTCATCTTCTGGATCGATGTCACGCATGCGGTGCAGCTTGGCGCGCTCACGCATGATGCTGGCGGCCTCATTGAGGCCGATGATATGCCCGCACAACTTGTCGTGGCGGGAGGCGTCTGCATTGAGCAGGGTCGTCATGTACGACGCAACGCGCGCCTCAATCTCTTTGATGACAACGGTCATCATGTCGTCTGTGGCAGTGGTCATGTGCCAGCGGGCTCCTGTGTTTCAGTGAGCCCTGGTGCGCCTTGAGCGCCGTGGGATGGCGGGATGACTACCCCCCGCCATCTGATTCTGCAAGCCTACTTGTGGCCGCGCCTGAATTCCTCATCTGCGTGCTTCTTGGTGTGGTCGAGGACGCCGTTGATTAGGTCTGTGATTTTTTCAGTCGTCACAGATTTCGGATCGAGCCCCAGCTTCTCGGATACATAGGACGCATAGATTGGCTCGCTGCTGTCGCGGATCAGCGAGAACCCGAACCCGCCAGAGCGCCGCAGGATACAGACAAACAGCGATGTTGGCCCACGCTGCCCGCCCTGGAGATTTCCGAATTGCGGCACATTGCAGGCGAACAGAATGTCGTAATGCGTGCTTCGCTCATCCGTCCAGCCGATGACGCAGCTTCCAGCGTATCCCAGCGCCTTTGCGATGGCCTCATATGTTTCGTCGCTGTTGGTAACTTCGCCGTAAGCATCTGTTGTGTGCATTGCTGTCCTCCAATAAAGCAAAGCGGCGGGCATTTGCGCCCGCCGCGTCCCCGCCGCCGTGACTAATGGATGATGACGCCTGCACAGATGCGGACGATATCGCGCGCATCCTCAGCCTCGTAGTCTTCATCATCGCCAGACGTTTCGTCGTAGTCAATATCGTAGTCCATAGCCTTGCCTTCCTCTCAGGTTACGCTCACAGAAATTTACGTGCCGTGCTAGTTCATGCGCCGCTTCACCTCGCCATCATTGGCGATGCGGAATGCATGCTCTTCAGGGTCGATGCCGTTGCTGGTCATGCAATCGCGCATTTTCTGCCACAGGGACGGGCCATCGTCAGGCTCGTCTCCCATCTCGACTTCGATACGTGCCATGCCGCCGAAATCCGTGATTTTGGTTTTGGCATAGAGGCCGCTGTCGAGCACCATGGGCGGCGATATAGGGATAAAGCGCTCGCCATTCAGCTTGTTCCCAGGCTGGCAGTTGGCGCCAGAGATATGCGCAGCCGCCCACTCCTGCGCCTCACTCTCCGTCACGCCATCGAGGGGGATGCTGATGTCGAACGAAACACGGAGGACGCGGGATTTTGGAAGGAGCTTAGCCCCCTCAGGGTCCAGGGCGCGCGCCATCACATAACGCCCGTTCACACCATTTACCGCAGCATTGAGGCTGGCGGCATCTCTGGCATTGACGCTCTTTTCCTCTGCCTTGGGGCCGAAGCCCTCCGGGTTGTCCAAAAACTGCTTCAGCTGAGGCGAGAGCGGCGCAGCTTCTTTCTTGCCGTCATGGATGGCTTTAAGCTCGACGGCGAACCCCATGTCGTATTCATCCGCCATATCGCCGCCCTTGACGATTTCTGACAGCAGCTGCGACGGCTTGATGCTCAGAAACCCGCCAACCATCAGGGCACTTGTTGCCCCGCAGCGCCGCCCATCCATCGTCAGCCTCTTGAGGATGCGGTACGTCCTCATGTCCATCTCGATTTTGTCGTCCGTGTCGTCGCTCATGACTGAGACTCCCCTTTGAAATGCCTGTTCATGTGCGCCCGGCGCACCTCGTCGTAGACGCAGCCAGAAATAACCCCGACTGCGAGCGCCAGCGTGGATGCTGTTGCCCAGAGGCCTGTGATGAGGCCGAACCCACATGCCGCCAGCATCGCGAGAGCGAATGGGAGACACATGGATAGGGTGATGATCGTGATGTCGATAGCGTCGTTAAGTGTCACTTTACCCTCCTGCACTTGATGCATCTGAACTTGAACCCGCCAGCATCCTCGACGCCCAACTCTGTGGCGCTCACCATGTCTGGATACCAAGGGCCACCCCTGAAACAGCTGATGAGCATATAGGCCTCGATACTGTCCACGCGCCCTGTGTGCATGTGGAGGATGGACAGGTCTGGAGCGATGCCCTCATAGAGATACACTGGAGTGTCGCGCTTACCGTGTGCGATGCGTTTGCGCCCGGCCATGGCTCACCTCAGGTACGCTGCGCCGTAGGGGCCGAGCGCGCGACCAATTGAGAAATTGTCCTCAAAGATCGAGCCACGGATATGCTTGGCAGGTGCGCGCCAGGACGCGGATTTGTAGATGTTGCCCTGGTAATCCAGGAAGCAGTAGACAGAGCGCTGGCCGCTGTCTGGATGCGTAATGACGATGCGGATGAACTTGATGCCGCGCTCATAACTCACGGTGCGATACACCTTGCCGAACCTTTCAAGGAACTCCTTGTCGCATTCGTTAATGAATGCTGTCAGGGCGTCCATGAAGGGCGCGAACCGCGCCTCGAACTCTGCGCGCGTGTGGCCAACTTCGGCGTTCTCGTGCTTGGTTTCTGCATGTGCCATGATGTGCGCCTCGCGCTGTGTTGATGAGCATGACTATAGACACCCTTCCATAAGCAGTCAAGCACATCTTTACTCTACGCATGCATTTTATTTATGGACAGCAGTACATCTTTGATTGACTGGCGGCGCGCTGGCGCCTATGCTTTCCGCCTCAACTCTGGGAGGGTGATTATGGACACAAGCGCAATCACTGCATGGCTGTCTGGCCATGATGTTGGAAACGGCACGCATCTGCTGCTGTTCGCAACGACGATATGTATTATGGCGTGGCTGATGCACGCCCTGAACGAACTGAAGGTCTACAAAAAGGGCACGCGGTTTCTGACGACGGAACTCTGCAAATCAGCGGCGCGCGAGCGCGTTTTTGCGTCCGAACTTCATGAAAAGTGCGGGCGCGACGCCTTCGACGACGTGACGAAGGAAATCCAGGAGGCCGGTCTGTTGCCCTCCAAGGAATGCATTGAGATAGTCCAGAAGATGGACGTGGCATTCTCAGTGTGTGGGTGCCCAGACTGCCGCAAAGATCGGGAAGTGAAGGCGAAAGCCAAGGCCGGGACGCGCGAGGGCCAGCATGCCAAAACGTAAAGCGCCATGGACGGAGGCTGAGGTGGACAGTCTCAACGAGTACCAGAAGGATGCGATATTCCACCCATTCACGTGTCCGAACCGTGGAGACGGCCCCCATCGCGAGACACACAATCAGCTGGGCTTGCTGATAGCCACAAAGGACGGCTGGGTTTGCCCCGACTGCTTCTACACCCAGACTTGGGCTCATGACTTCATGATGGATTACGGGAGAAGGAAGTAAGGAAGGTGGAAGCCGCTGTGGGCTTTCGTCGTGGGGCTCACGTTGTATGTCATTGGGGCGAGCGTCATGGTGCACGCCTTGAAAGAGTTGTCAGCGATCCTGTTCAAAAAATAGAGCCGGGACAATGCACCCGGCTCTCCGTGCTCTCATATGTGCGTCGTGGTGGGGGTGGGTATCTGACGCGTGAGCCCACCCTATCCGTTCGGAAACAGCAAGCGATGGGAGCGGTTGAGGAGGGCGAGCAGTGTATGACTGTAGATGTGCGGGGCGGTTGTCGCAGCGTGCATCATGGCGTCGCTCCATTGTCGAGGGAGACGCCTTTAGCGTAACGTGATTCTAGTTTTCCGGGGTCGTCTAATGGGAGGACAGCAGATTTTGGGTCTGCCTATCTAGGTTCGAGTCCTAGCCCCGGAACCAGCACACAAGAGGATGAAATGACGATCAAAAAGCGCGCACCAATAGCGCTCACGAAGATACCCAGCACCGTCACAAAGGTCGATGTCACTACTGGAGAGGAGACGGTCGAAGGCATGGCCTGGAACATCCTCCCGCCGCTGGAGGGCCGCTGCAAGATTTGCGGCATCGAGCACAGGGATGACTACCCACACAACGCGCAGTCGCTCTATTACCAGATGACGTTTGGCAGCATGCA